ATTTGGCTTCCTGCAATACCAGTACCGGCTTGGGTACCAACGCCGGCCAGCGCATCTGCGGCGTTCAAGCCCATACCCGCATAATTGGAGAGCTGATTTACATAAGCCCCGTAATTTGAGTTTGCCAATCCTGTTGCATAGCCAGCCGCGCCCTTTAGGGCGGCCCCAGAATTTGCCAATCCACGCGCAGCGGCCCCATTTTGAACGGACTTCAAACCCTGATTGAGCGTGAACTGATAGCCGGGAAGACTCTCCAATGTGCTTTGCATAGTCGAAGAGTTTCCGCCCACGCCAAGCAAATCCCGCAAAGTGCCATAACCGGCAAACCCCTGATCATTCCAGGGCTGCAGCATTGCCTTATTGGAAGCATAAATATCGCGTTGCGTCTGAGCAGCAGCATTGGCTGCATCCGATTGTGCGCCAGATGCTTGACTCGATGTAAAGGCATTCACTCCTGCGCTCAACGCTGTGGAACCAATAATGGCTGCACCAATACCCATGTTACGCTCCTAGCCACACGGCATAGACGGAATCGATCTTTTGCATTCCCATCCGCTCAAACAGCTTTCCAATTGAATTAAACTCTTTGGTCATCCAGTAGGCCCGCACACATCCCCGCGCCTCGCAGACCTCCAAAGCCCGCTTGATGAGCCTTGTTCCGACCGATCCAAGGCGTTCAGATTTGGTTACGAAGTAGGAATCTTCAAAGGCACAAAGCGCGTCATAGTGGATATGACGCCTGCATACGATGAGGCAGTAGCCAATCATTCCTCCCGGCCTTTCGTGCCGTGATTATTTCCAGAGCCCCGGCATTCGCCAGTGCCTGATATGCTTTGCAATCAGGCCCTATCGGCATTTTGTTTTCGTGCGCCGGCACGAACTCGGAGTAATGCTCTACCCAGAGCCTTTCGCGGTCAGGATCGTTGTAATAGGCGTCCCAGCTTTCACTGTGGAACGTAATTGTCATGCTTGGTCCGAATATCCATGACGAGATGCAGGCGGTCCACTGCCGAATTGTTCTGCACGGAATGGATTATCTGATTATCGAACCACCAGACCTCCCCGGTGGCCATGTAGACTTCTTCATCCCCGCAGCGGAAAACCGTTCCCGGCCCACTCTGCAAAACCACATGATAGCGCTCGTAATAGAGCGCTGGAGGAACTCGGTCCGGAAAGGCTTCCTCGGCAGGCCCAATGCGATCTGAATGCTCCGGGATTGAGCCTCCGGGAGGAACACGAGAAATCATCACGCGCCCGAGATGAACCCCTTTCACTCTGGCCATGACGCCGAAGATGAAATGATGCGCCTCCGGAAGCTTATGCCATGCCGGATAATCGACGCAGTGGATGTTGGAACAAATCTTGTCCATGAAATCTTCGCCCTGCGTGTATGGCGCATATCGCAGAACAATATCGTCTACTGCCTTGTGAACGGATAAGGGGCCTTCCTTGGTGGTGCGGACCTTGTACTGGTTCCAGAGGTCTTGATTGGAGGATAAAGCCAGAAGAAGCGGCATGGTGTCCTGCCCTTCTGCAATCTTCAGGAAATTTCTCATTATGCCTTGATCATCCAGATAACTGCCGCATAAGGCGGCATGATGGAAAACGGATTGCCGGAACCGGCACTGTTGGTCCCCGTGATGCCGGTGGTGGCTGATCCCGTCATGCCGCCAGTCGTGACATCGCCGGGATCTGTGCCGGTCGTATTGGTCGAGGCCGTTGCCAGCGTCGTATGAGCATGGCCAGGGTCGGTAATGGTATGGCTGTGAGCGGGAAGTTCGCTTGTCGTAAGCGTTACGCTGTCTGTGCCCCCGGTCGTGCCTAGAGATGCAACACCAGCGCCCAGTGCAAACCGATCTGTCAGGTCCGGAACATTGAAGGTGGTTGAACCATCTCCAGGCCCCCATGTGGTTCCAATGACGGAAAACAATGCCGCATAAGTAAGCCTGTCTACGGCTGCTCCATCACAAGGAAGCCATCCCAGCGGCACCGTAGCGGCCCCGTAAGCGCTTATGATACCCGTATAGACAACGCCGCTTCCCGACGCCGCGCCCGTGCGAGCCCACAGGCTCATCATGAAACGCAGCCAGAATGTGGTCCACTGGAAATTCCGGCTGGGGTCCACAACCGGAGCATTCGTCTGCGGAAAGCCCTGGCTGTTGGGGTTTCCCGGAGAACTCACGAAGCGGCCTTTATCACTTCAAGATAAGCGCCCTGAATGGAGGTCTTTACAGGGGCGGACCAGGACACTTCATATACGCGGTCACGCGCGAGGCCCAACCGGTTCCACTGCATGGAGGCAATGTAATTGCCGGTTTCGCCCAAGGTTTGAAGAACCGCTTCCCCATAGGACTTTCCAGCGTTGTCGGACCAGCGCAGCGAGACATAATCATTGTCGTTCGTCGCCGTGGACATCTTGTTGCCCACCTCCATGGCGACGATGAAATTCTTGTGAATCAACCGGTCATTCTCTTCCGTGATATGCGGGAAGGACCTGACCCGGATGATGGGATCCCCCGTCGAGCCATCGTAGCTGTCCAGATAGGTGTTGAGATCGAGGTAATAGACATTCCCGTTCTCAAAATCCCCGACCAGTAGTTTTCCCTGATAAGTGGTAAAGCAATTGGCTCTCCACCGGTTCAGAATGCCATTGGTGTCTGACCAGCAGCGCCGGTGCCACCGTTCTTCCTGAATGTCATAGACCCAGGTGACATTGGCACTGGGGAAGATCAGGACATAAAAAACATGCCCCTCTTGGAGATAAGTGAACCCAAGAGCATCCGCCGTGTTGGTATAGGTCGCAATCTCTCGGTCTATGGCCTTGGTCGAAACGGTCCGAACCCGATACTGTGATCCCTCAAACACCACATTGGCGCCGGATGAATCCTGTCCAAGGAAATAGATGCCCAGATCATACTTGGCTATCGAGCCTACAGCGGTACAGCCATGCTCCACGAAAGCGCCAGGCATGGCCTGGAAGGCAAAATCCTGTGCGCCGGCATCAAACCAGACCTCTGATGTCCATTCCCCGAGCAGCCACAGTTCGCGGTGCATGACCTTGAGCCCAACGATATTGTCATTGCCTCCTGTCTTGGCCGCGATGTCGAGGGGATCAAAAGCGGTCCCACCGACAAACATCGCGTAGTCCGCATTCGACAGGCTGAAAAAGAACTGATTGGTGCCCTTACGGTTGAAGATCAGATAGGTATCGAGATAATCAACCACATCGCAGGCGTAGAAGTTCGTGGCCGATACCGAGTTCCACGAATTGTCCGACAGCTTGATGCAGAAGGCAAAAGAGGTGCCATCCACAATCACCGCGACAAGGGTATTGTCCTTGATCGAGACAAGGCCTGTGCTGGTCGTAAGCGTCCCCAGAACCGTCCAGACACCGCTATTCACAAAATAAACGGTATCATCCACGACGATGTAGAGATTGCCGTTAGAGGCCGTGTACTGCGCCCTGACCTCACCAGTAACCGGCGCAGTATCCCAGATCACCGTTGCCGGCGTAGGGTAATAGGTTTCCGGGAACGGGCTATCGTCCGGGTTTTTCTCCGCGTAGAGGTTCACGCATTTTTGCGCATCGGCAATCAAGGCGCGTGCTTCATAGGCGCCCTGTGTAAGCGGTATCTTCACTTGGATTCCTGATTGAACTTGCGCAGATAGGCAAACATCCCGTCGCCGTGAATAGTCAGTCTGATGTCGAAATAGTCCGCGAGCATGAAGAACTGCTCTGCATCCTGAGCCTCGGAGGCCCAGCTACGGGTGCTGGCGAAAACCCTCCCGCCGATTACCTCGTCACCCTTGATCTCGCCACCATAGTTGAGATGGAGGACTTCCTTGCCGGACCAGTCGTCATCCACCGTGGCGTGGTGCTTGCCGTCGATGAAACAGCCGTCCCATCCCCAATACTCGAAATCCGTGTAGCCAAGCCGGTGCATCAGCCATGAGGCCGAGAGCGTGACCGTGGAGCAAAGCGCGATCCTGGAACGGCCATCGGCGGGATAGTCCCGCAGATGCCAGATCCGCACATCGCAGCCCTTGAGCTTCTCAAACACCCGAGAATGGCATTTGGAGGCTACGAAATAGATGGTTTCCCGAGAGGGATTATCGGGAAGGAAATCCGCCACCAATTCTTGCGGATCGCAGCAGGCCCAATAGGTGGGAGCAATTCCCCAGTCTGTAAACAGCTTCAGGCTGGAATTAAGCGCCAGTGTCGGAAGACTTGAGATGTAGTTCCCGGCCAATCGCGCGCTAGGACCAGCCGCCACGATATGCAAGGTTCTGCGCCTTACCGCTTCTTTCAAGCCGCGCTTCAGATTGATGTCGATATGGCTTCGGCAGATTTCGTCATTGAGAGGCGTGACGATCTCGAAACCTTCGATGATGGTGCCGGGGGCTATTTCCTCCCCAGCACCAACAATCGGAGTGTTATGCCCCACGCATCACCGCCCAAAGGGTGGTGTTGACGGCAACATAGATATTGCCCTTGTTCTTGACCAGGAGCGTTGTGTCAGCGGCATTCGTAGAGGCGCCACCGATTTTGCCGTTCGTCGCCGGATAGACCTTGGCGCTGAAGGTCGTGGCTACGGACAGAACCCGGACAATCAAACCTGTCGCGGCAGTCGGAAGGCGAACGCCATGGGTGGAGGAGGTGGCAACCGCAGTGATGATGGCCGTCGATTTGGTGATGGCCGTCGCGGTGCCCTGCGTGGTGCCCGTGGTGAGCTGGATTAGCTGAGGCGAGCCAGTCAGCGTGCCGGTAAAGGAGAGATTGCTGGCGGTCGTGCTTTGCGGCGTGCCGTTGCCGGTCAAGTTGTTGCAGACGGTGATGATCTGGTTCATGAGTTCGCCAGGGAAAAGGCGATAGCCCAGAAGTTGCGAGAGGATAGCGGCCATGAGGGAGTCCTTTCAGGGTCGAGAAAATGGATTGAACGCAGCGCAGACCCGCAAGCGCACGCTCAATAATTACTATCTGACCAGATGTTGTATTTGGCGCCCCTGCCGAGCCCGACAGGCATTCTGAGGCGAGGCACAGCGGCGTTCATGTTGCGGATGACGCTCAAGCTGTCGGTAGCGAGCGCAACCAATGAAGGGTCGGGGGGAAGCTGATACATGGGCCTAACCCTGCATCCCAGATTGTACCGCAGCGCCCCAAAATACTGGCTGGGAAGATTGATCTCGTCCGCCAGATTATCGAACTGCGTCAGTTGGGCCTTGACCAAGAGGTGTAGTTCATACTGGCTGGGCTGGATCACCGGCCATGGATAGACGGTGCCGAGCGGATAGGTGGGATCATAGAAGACATATTGGGGAATGGTGGTTAGCTGCTTGAGACCAATCCGGCTGTAATCCTCGCGGCTTTCCAGAATCTCCAGAGGATAGTCGATCTGGTTGGGAGATGATGCCGTGATGATCTGTCGGAAGAAACAACCATCCTCCAGCCTGTCCGGGCGCTGCATCGTCCCAGTGTCAATGTCGCCACCGGGGCCGACCGTGTAGGACATTGCCCCCGTCGAGACGATGGACAAGTCCAGCAAATGAAACAGCAGCCAGCGTTTGGATGCCCACTCACCCAGCATCATGTTCATGGTATCGAAGACATCGTTGGTGTCTTCGGCAGTGGCGGTTTGACCGACACCCAATACCCCGGTGTCTTTCAAGACCAGGCGGATGATGTCTGCCGGCGTGGTGACGGTCATGCTGTCACCGTGAATGTGCTGGAATTGGATATCAGTCTTTGGGGAGGTAAGGCATTGGCCTTGTCATAGATGACGCGGGCATACCATGTTCCGAGTTGGTCAAGGTCCCCATCCACGAAATAGTATTGCGCGTACTCATTGGCCGGGAATGTGCCCAATGCCGTCACCAGCGGAACAGCAGGCACCGTTACATCGGGATTTGTGGGCGCCAGAATCGTGCCATCAGGCTTGGTGAACTGGATGGAGATGGTCGTATAGCCGCTCATGTCGTAGGCGGTGTAAAACACGCAGGCAATGCCGAACTCGCCTTCATTGACGGTGATGACGGCTGTCATGGAACGCTGCCTTCTGCGGGTATTGGGACGGCATACATGTTGCCGGTCATGGGAATGGGATTGAGATTGATCACGGCTTCAAATGCGATCTGGGATGGCATGTCCTCTTCCATGGGCACTTCGTCATCAACCATCGAGGCAGAAACCGGGATTTCGTTGTCGTTCATGATGGTGATCATGGGAACGGTAAGAAACTGGATTGTGGCCGTGAGATCGCCAGCCAGTGCGGTGGCCTGCACCCCAACAAGCGAAAAATTCGAACTGGCGCTTGGGCCAAAGACGCCAACAAGACCGGTCGCCTGCACACCAGAGAGATTGACGTTCCCGCTGGCTGATATGCTGAAGGAGCCAACCGCGCCAGTCGCAGATACGCCAGTCAGGCTCAGTTGAACATTGTCACTGGTAGGACTGAATGACCCAACATCTGCTGTTGCAGATACGCCGGTAAGATTGACAGAGGCATCTACCGACGCCGGGATTGCCGCGACCGGAAGCGCTCCAACCGGAGCAAACCCAGCCATTCTATGCTATCCTGTATCCAAAGACACTTTGTGCAACGAAGGCGCCAGAGTTGAGAATTGCACTCACACTTGTGATTGCACCCGTAGTCTCAGCTTGCAGCCAGCCCCACATACTGTAGGCAGAGGCAGATCCGGTGTTTTGTGGTTGCCGGCCTCTGAAAAATCCCTCTTTGAAGAAAGTCGAGTTCGCGTAATCCAGAATGTTGTACTCAAACATCCCACAGCTATTGGCGGGAGCGCTTGCAGCGGCCACTTCAATAATAGGATTGCCAGAATTTCCCCAAGAGGTCGCCGCAAGGACTTCCGCGCTGGTTGTCCCGCTGGTTCCTTGAACATACGTCCTCTGCCAATCGTAGATCGAGGAACTCGACCCGTTTACCCTGAAGAACACCTTGTCTGTCAAATTGGCCGCCAGGTTGGACCTGGCATTCAGATAAACAAAAAGGCTTTTTCCTCGGATTTGAGGAATATTTGAGAGCGTGATTGTGGTTTCGCCACCAGCACAGATGAAATTATTATTCTGTGGAAGATCCTGCTGTCGGGCTGAAATAGCTATAGTGGCACTTCCGGACAGACTGATAAGGCTTCCAGTTGAAGATTCAGTAAGCGTTCTGCTGAACGTGGTGCCCGAGGCTGTATAGACACCCGTCCCCAATTCCCAAGCCGTCCCGTCCTCGATCAGATAGGGATAGGTCTGGCCATCAACAGCACCGGCAGCAGAGAAAC